AACGACATGCCTCGGACAGCACTCGCAGATGTAGAAGCTGCCAATATCTTACTGCCATTTTCTAACTCCAGAGATCCCTTGTTCCATGAAATAATACCTTGTTGCATCCACTTAGGCAAGTTTTCATATGCAGTTTGTAGTCTTTGTAATAATTCTCTTGCTGTTGCAGCCTTGTTTGCGAGAATACCGATGTTTACACTGTCATTAAAGACAGCATAATGTAAAAGATAAGACACCACAGTAGTAGACTTACCAGTCTGTCGTGGCATCTTACAGATATTAAATCGATTCTCATGGAAGTTATTGATCAACTTCTCCTGAAAATTGTAAGGATTGAATTGGACAAGTCCCTCATCAAGAGAGACAATCTTTACATAATTTTTTGCAAAATAGACCGGATCTTGCTTACACTTAATGAATTCCTTTACCTGTTCTTCGGTAAATTCAATAGATGTATTTGCTTTCTTTAGATTCGGATTACCAAGATAAATTTCACTCATACATTATCCTCAACACTTCCAACGGCGACGAGCTTTACAGACTGGTTTGTCTGGAGTCTTAGAGCAATCGATATTATGCATATCTTGCTGTCCCTTAGAACGAGCACAGAATGATTTTCTGCGCTTGGCGTCCTTACTTCCTGCCTTTACTTTTCCAGTAACAGCAGTTTTTAGTTTGGAACCAGGATTTTCGCGACGATATGCAGCAACTGCTTTTTTGCTCATACCATCAGTCTTGTCTGATTTATTGACTTTTTGCCAATCCTCAGACACCTCAGAGGACTTTCCCAGGCTTTCTTCCTCCCCAACCATAACCATTGGTTCTCCTGGTTGTTTCTGGTCTATTTTGTAAGCCATTACATTTGCACCAGGATAGACCTTTGCAATTTCTGCTTCGATGTCTTTTCTATTTGGAAGACCCATTTGTGGGAAGAACATTTTGATATTGATGTATCTTCCTCTCCAAGAAAGATGAACAGAAATGACCTGACCAACTTTAGTCTTAATGGTCATTGCTTCACTTACCTTTTCAAGAGCAGGACACTCCTTTTTACCATGAACTGGACACTCCTCACCCTCATGTGTATGAGAACAACCTTTTTTCTCTGAAATTAATTTATCATCATTTTTAATTTCATCTTCTTTCTTGACACAGTTTGGATATCTTTTTCCAAACATTGTTTTCATACCCTTCTTCTCATATCCTTTCCAGCACTTTTCATCAATTACTTCGACTTCAATACCAGCATATCTCATTGCACCAATTTGAGAATCGGTGAATTCTGGGAGTGCCATGTATTCTTCATTTTTGGAAGAGTTCCCCCAATTAGCAGCACCTACTTTACGGCACTTTACCAGTGCGCCAGATGCATATGCAGAGGGCCATACAGAATAGCGAGACTTGACCTTATGGTAACAAGCATCTTTTGTTCCACTACCTTTACCCTTCTTGTCCTTAGCTTCGTTAATTTCCATCTCTTCCTTTTTCATTTTCTTTTTGGGGTCAGTTGAAACATATGTTGGTTTTGCAGCACCAGTCTTTTGCTGCTGTCCAGGATCTGCTTTTTTCTTTCTTCTAGCTGCAGAGAGTCTTTCTGCTTTTGTCATGCTTGCTCTTTTTGCAGAAGAAACACACTTTGGAGTTCCTTCTCCAGGTTCGTCACTTGCACAGGTTCCACCTGTTACGACATTAACCCATCCACCTTTACCATCTTTTGATTTAGACTTACCAAACCAATCGCGAAGACCTTCTTCACTCATAGATCCACCATTACCACCATTGCCGTTTCCACCATTACCACCATTTCCGTTACCATTGCCGTTTCCATTGCCATTTTTTGGTTCATCGACTGAATGACCATTCTCTTTTCTGAGATAACCCATTCGGCCAACAACCTTAAATCCCTTGGGGATTTCTTTGCACTTTTTATCTGTATAACAGTAATACTGTCCTACAGGACAACGACCATTCTTTTCTTCTTTCATGGAAGTAGTAACTCTCTTTTTACCATCAGCAGAAGGAACAAACTCACCGAACTTTCCAGACTTAGGATCGTTATGGTCTACATCACCATCAACATCACTATCAACTCTCTTAGAAGCTTTCGCAGCAAGTTTTTTAATATTTCCATGAGGAATTTCTACCTTGCCATGAACATTCTTTGCTTCATTCATTTCTTTGGTCTTCTTCTTCATTGAGTTGATATACTTTCTATAAACAGCTGCTTCTGA